CGGGAGGAAGTTGTATATCGGACAAGTGGAGTCAAGGCTGGTTTGACGTTGCAACCGAACTTTGTGGAGTGGATGATGGGCTACCCGTTGAACTACACGGATTTAAACTATCCAAGGCAAAACACAGGGTTGAAAGGTTGAAGGCGCTGGGTAATTCAATAGTGCCTCAAGTAGCAGTTGAGATAATGAAAACGATAAGGGAAGTGGATAATGGATTGGATTAAGATAAAGACCGGTCACCTATACGGCACGGATCTAACAAAGCTGGAAATTGCGGCCCTGGTTATCATCCAGGTTATGACCGCCCATTTTGAAAGAATACCTACTGAATCCGAACGCCGGCGGGAGGTCTCCGATGATCTGTTGAGCAAGCTTCAAGCCAAGCTCGAGAGGTCGTCAACGACCCTTCAAGAGGTGCTTGACGAGGTGTTGAAGGACTGTCAACGGGTGCTCGAGCGTAGGTCAAGAGATACAGCTAAGAAAGAAAACTGGCGTAAAAAGAACTTAAATAAGCCTCTGTCACCGGTGACTACGACCGCACAGAGGAGAGAAGAGGAGAGTAGAGAAGGTAGTTGCGGGGACAAGGTGACAAGTCGTTTCACTCCACCAACAATTATTGAGATAAAAGAATACTGCAAAGAAAGACAAAACTATGTGGATCCGGAAAGATTCATTGACCACTACACAGCAAAGGGATGGATGATAGGAAAAAGCAAGATGAAAGACTGGAAGGCCGCAGTAAGAACATGGGAAAAGGAATCAAGAATCAAGCCAAAAGAGGTCGAGCCTCAATACCAAAGTTTTAAGCCCGTAAAACATGAGCAGACGGTCAACGAAATGCCTAAAGAAGTAAAAGACATGGTATCAAAAATTGGTAATCTACCAGACAATATGCCCGATAATCCTAAAGGAATACCCCGATGATTTACTCTTATTCTTGGAGCACTTTTACAGTCTATATAATATATGGGCAAAATAAATACAGACTCCAAAGTAGGGCGACCATCTAAGTATAAACCTCAATACTGCCAGGCTATCGTTGACTTCTTTTCAGTTGAACCCTATCAAACCATGGATATTAACATTACTAAGGCCGATGGAAGCCAAGTTGATAAAACCGTGGAGGAAGCTTCACCTCTACCAACCTTCATGAAATTTTGTGATTTAATAGGAATTGCTAAACATACGATGTTGAAATGGGTAAAGGATTATGAAGAATTTATGCACGCTTATAATAAGGCTAAACAGTTGCAGCAAGATTTTATCATGCAAAATGGGCTTCGTGGCAACTATAATTCAATCTTCTCAATATTCACTTTAAAAAATGTATCTCGCTGGCAGGATAGGAACGCTGAAAATTGGGGTGATCGTTTAGACGTGACCTCAAACGGTAAGAATCTGATACCCGAAGCTTCACGAAAGAAAGTGGAGGATATGACCACTGGAGAATTGGCAGACTTTATACGAGACGAAGTTAAGAGAACGGGCAAGAATTAAAATGCGCTGCATGGAATCAGACGATTTCCGGGCAGCATGTTTAAAGCGTTGCTTTGGGGAGGATATAGAATCATTGATCTTTCTGGTGAATAACTTTGGATGGACGTATGATCCCCGGCCAGGTAGAGAGCCCCATCACTTCCCTTTCCTGCTTTATCCCTTCCAAGAAGACTACTTACATAAAATGGAGACCCATTACCAGGCCCATGAAGACTTTTTAACAGATAAATCAAGGGATATGGGCGCTACCTGGCTCTTCCTGGCCTGGGATGTATGGCATTGGAAGAAAGACTCTGCCTTTGTGGCCTTACTTGGATCCCGCAAAGAAGAGAAGGTAGATAAGACGGATGATCCAGATACCCTGTTTTATAAGGCCCGATACTTCTTACACCGGCTACCGGCATGGTTGCAGCCGGATGGCTACGATAAAAATAAGCACACAAAACATATGCTGCTCGTCAACCCTGTTAGCGGCAACGTGCTGACCGGAGAATCGGCCAACGCTGACTTCTCAAGACAAGGCCGGTACTCTGTTATCCATTTCGATGAGTTTGCTTTCTGGCCGTTTGGTAATAGCTCCTGGGTGGCAGCCGGTGACGCTAGCCCATGTAGATTCCCTGTATCTACTTCCCATGGCAAGAACAATAAGTTTGCGGAATTACGCTTTAATAGCAATATAAAGCATACGAGCTTGAAGTGGCCGGTCCATCCGCTAAAGGATCAGGCATGGTACGAAGGAGAGAAAGCACGAAGGACGGCAAAAGAATTAGCACAGGAGGTTGATATAGATTATGAAGCAAGTGGTGGTGATATTTGGCTCCCATGGTATAGACTTCATCGATCAACCATTGAGCTTACCGAACCTATCAAATTCAACGATGAATGGGATATATATGTATCCCTCGACTATGGAAGTAGAAACCCCTCAAGCGTCCACTTCTATGGGTATGACTACGATGGCAACTGGTATTCAGCCCTTGAATTTTATGGCCCTTCCACTGTCGATGAATTAAGCAAGTGGATCAAGGATCAGGATATATTCGCCCGGGTCAAGAAGGTCTATGCGGATCCCCAGCTATGGGCCAAAGACCAGGAAGTCAGACGGGGTGAACGAGCTGTGCTTGTAAGCCGGGCCGATCTCTTTGCAGATCAGGGTATCAATCTTACGCCGGGGATCAAAGGCCATGACCTGGACGCTAGGGAAATGACTAAATCAATAATAGAAGCTGGAAAGCTAAAAATAGGCCCGTTGTGTAAAATGCAGAAGTGGGAGTTTAAAGAAGCCTGCCGATGGGATGATTTTACAGAACAGGTAGGACAGGCCAGAGGATTTAAGGAAACATTGGCGGATAAGAATAATCACGCCTGGGATGATTGGAAGTATCTGATCCTAAATAATCCAAAGCCGCCTCAAAGACCAGTGGCACCGCCCGCAAGATATTCCGAAGAATGGTTTGAAGGCATGGAGAGAGCAGAGTATGGAATGAACCAACGGGCTGCAATCGGTGGGTAGGATGAAAAGGAGTATTAAAAATGCCGCAAAATAAGGTGTCTGCAAAACTGTTTAACAGCTGGCTGGATAGGATCAAGGTAGCGAATGTTTATCGGGAGAAATTCTTCAAGAGGGAAGCAAAAAAGTATGTAGATTATATGCGGAATAAATTTCCAACCGATTGGTGGGGTAGGTTAGATTTTGACAAGATAGCGGTTAATGATTTCCAGGTGAACGTACGGGCGCAAGTACCATCGCTATTATTTCAAAATCCAACTATCTCGGCAATACCGGATATGACGAGCATGGACCTCAAGACCGATGATCCGGCGGCATTAGAGAAAGCTACCAAAGCAGCTGAGACAAAGGTAAAAAAGCTGGCATATATCGGCAATATGAAATGGAAGGAACTCGGGGTAAAGAAGATATTCAAGCAGACGATAAGAGATTCACTCGTGCAGTTTATGGGTATCATAAGGACTGACTGGATCACGCAGAATGTATCCAACCCAAATTATGACCCGAGTAAACCATCAACCGATGATAATCTAGAGTTTTTCGTCAAGAAGGATGATCTGCTCGTCGAGCGCATACCGCCGAAAAGGTTTGGCATAGATCCCGATTGTCCGAACCCTACCGAGCTTGCCGACGCTCAATACATTACGATAGACTATTATAAACCACTGTATGAAATACGGGCCAATAAAGATTTCAAGAACAGCGATAAAATTACCGGTAAATATCAGATAAACAACAAATTCAGCGATAGCCTTAGTGCTGATAATGAAATGATCAAGAAGGCAAAGATCACACTGCTATATAACCAGGACGACCGGACCATCGCAATCATATCCGAAGAATTGGATGAGCCATTGGCGGTATATGAGTGGGAAGATTATTGGGAAACCTACCCCGTCAACCTTCTTGCTTACACGGAAGACATGGAAGACGATGAGGAACCATGCTTTTATCCTATCCCTGATTTTAGGCTGTACGAAGCGCAAATACAGGAAAAGAATCAATTGCGGACCCGATACGCTACGTTTGTCCGTCGGTTTGCCAGTATCATAGGCTACGATAACGTGAAGGTAGATAAAGATCAATTGAACAATGTAATAAATTCACCGGATGGTGGAAATGTTGGCTTTGACGCAAAGGGTGCGCCTATTGATAGCTTATTTAAACCTCTCTTGGCAGGAGTAAATTTTGGGCAAGATAAGCTAAACCTAATGAACATAATAGAAGGTGATATCGAAAGACTGTCTCTTGTACCAGGATTTAAAAAGGGCGAACTACCAGAAGAAGATCGTACTGCCACAGAATTTAGTAAGGTAGCGGAGAATATCGATACACAGATGGAAGAGCGCAAAGACATAGTAAGGGATTTCCTGGTAGATGTGGCATCTGATTGTTTAAGGCATATCCAGAATAATTTGACTGATACCGGCCAGGTACCGATAGAAGATGAGACGGGTAAAACCGTCCTGCTGCCGTATAGCAAGGAAGACATTCAAGGCGAGTTTGTGGTAGAAATGGACGTAATAAGTCTTGGCCGCCGGAACGTCCAGAATGAAGTAGATATAGCCACCAAAAAATATCAGTTATTTTCCGAACAACCGGTAATAAATCAGCGTTGGAATGCCGAAGAGTACTTGAAGAAGGTAGATAGTAAGGCTGATCGAGTAAAAGCAATTATGCCGGAACCACAACCACCGCCAAAGGATCCACCAAAAGTTAATGTCAGTATACGTGCAGAGGCTTCCGCGGAGCAATTAGCGCAGCTTGTACCTGAATTGAAACCACCACCATTACCAGGAGCCGGCGGCGTACCAGGCGAAGGTGCAGCACCGATTCCTGGAACTCCTGTACCAGGGATGGAAGACGTACCGCCACCAGAAGGAGTAACGGCAACATGAGTAATACCGGCACATATAAATATATCGATGGTAAAGCCGTTAAGGTATCGGATAGGACTTCAATAAACATTGAGCAAGTAACAAATAATAAAGCCATAGGTAAGACAATCCCGCATGGCGGGGTATACATGGAATCATTAGGCGAACACGTTAGGGATACGAATCACTTCAATAGCCTTATGAAAGAGCATAATTTGGCATTAAACTATGATAAAGCATAAAGGGGGTTAATATGTTAAGAGATATTGGCGAGAAGATGAATAAGGGCATTGATCAGTCGGATCCGAAAAAGAAGTGGTATCCGTCTATGTCGGCAACAGCAGATCAGATCCCAGAACTGAAAGATAAAGAGGTCGGCGATAAGTGTTATCTTCGAGTTTTGACAGAGGTAACGGGATATAATCAGCATGATGGCAAGGAGATTAAATATAATCTCGATTTGAAAAAAGCCGAATATACCGGCCAGACCAAAGGTAAAGGTGTCAAGGAAGTAGTAGAGGACGCTATGGATGGCAAAGGAGATAAAGAATATGCCAAATGAAGATGAGATAGCAAGGAGAGGGAATGAAGGCAGAGGCAGAAGGGGAGCCGGCGGAGGCCAAAGGCGAAGGGATGGATCAGGCGGAGGCAGCGGTAATTACGGAACGCCAAGACAGCCAAAGAAGAAGAGCCGGAAAAGGACCAGGCCAGGCATGATGTTAAGAAAATCAATGAAAGGGGGTGGCTAGTGGGAGAAATAACGATTACTTTTGATGAGCCGATTGTGGATGGGGGCAGCTATAAACTGACTCCATCGGGAGAAGGCCAGACAGTCAAAGGAGTGCTTGAAGAAGCTCTCCCTGACGATCTAGGTGGTGGTATTCCAGCGGGAGTCTAGGATCTAGCGGGGGCGCTCAACCCCGCAAAAGGTAGCCAAGGTAAATGTTTCACGTGGAACAAATATACAGCACCTAAAAAATAGCCAAGGCCGAAGCGCCGGTACAGCAAAAAGGATAAGAAAATGGATATGCAAGATATAGCTGATCAGATTTCAACAGCCGTGAATAATGCCGAAGCTGGGCTTTCCGGCCAAGGGAATGACGATGGCGACGGGAATGTGGACGATGGCGACAATGGGGAGAATAAAGATGAGGGCGTAGACCCATCCGAGGATGGAACACCCGAGCCAAAGGATACCGATACCTTACCAGAAGGAGAAGACCCCAAGCCTGATAAAGGCGAGGAAGATCCTGATGGAACAAAGGGAGAGGAAGATCCTGATGGTGATGGGCAAGAACAGCCTTGGATAAAAAATGCCAAAAAGCTTTATGGTGATATTCCAGTAGAGGAACTTGGAGCAAAGCTTCACGATTCGTACCAGGAGATTGTAGAGAGGGATCAGGCTAGGGATATTGAGATAAAAGAGATGAAGGATACCATGCAGAATGAATGGGCCAAGGATCCATTATTTCAAGAGTTTATCGCTGTTAAATATGGCGGTAAAAAGCCAAAAGCGGAAGACCCAAAGCCGAAGCCAGCTGATGGAGTGGATCCTAACAATCCAGATGGAACGGTAGCAGAAGACGGCTCTTTGATCCGAATGGAAGAATTACCAAAATCAGTACAGGATTCTTTAGCGGCGTTACCGAAGCTCAATGAAACCATTAAGGGCCTTGAGGATAAGGTAGCGAAGTATGAAGATGAACGACTGGACAATGCTAGTGAAGATCTCATTGACGATATGTGCAGCAGGCATGATACCTTTAAAGGATGGATCGATTCATCTGAACAAGCCGAGGCAGACGCCAAGGCAAAAGGTTTGGACCCGCCGCCTTTACCGAAAAAACTACAAGAATGTTTTGATTTGGTAAAGAATAGGAAGCTATCACTCGAAGAAGCTTTCAAGCTAGTAACCGTTAACGATGTAGAGCAGGCTACCAGGGCCAGGACAATCAAGGAAATGAAGGATAAAGGAAAGAAAGTGGTTGTCCAAAAAGGTGGAGGTACGGCTCCAAGCAAGGCAGAAGCGGGTACTTTGAATGAAAGAATTGGCGACGTAGTGAGTGGTATCCTGAGTGGATCATAGCAGCATAAAATCGTAGTGGGGTATTCATAAAAGGAGGAAAAAACATGGCTTTACCTTACACTACGGCTCTTGAAGCATTAACAAAATCGAATGTTATTACTAAAGAGCTACAAGATAACTTGAGTAAGAACAATGCCCTAATGTGGGTATTGCACGGGAAGAAGGACTCAAAAGGAGTAGCCAAAGCACCAAACTTCAAACGTACAGAAGATGGCGGATCCAAGATTGAAGAGCCATTACTTTACGGATCGAATCCGAACATGAAGAGCTTTGAAAAAGGCGATACCTTTAACCTAGATCCTTTCGATGGGGTTACTAGGGCGCAGTTTACATGGAAGTCAGTAGGTGGACCAATCGTTTTCTATAATGAGGATCTTGACCTCAACCAGGACAGCAAAGACGCAATTGTGCGATTAATGACTGCTGGTGTGCAACAGGCGACGATAACAGTGGAGGGCCTCATAGCTCCCATGCTTTACGGCGACGGCACAGGTAATGGAGGAAAAGATTTCGACGGGCTTGACGCTTTCGTATCTATCAGTCCAACAACCGGTACCGTTGGAGGAATCGACGCAGGCACGTATACCTGGTGGAGAAACGCAGCGACCACAATGACTGGTAGCTCTTTCGGTACTTATGGACTAAATCGTATGTCTGCGATGTACAATAGTCTGGTAAGAGGCGCAGAAAAACCAACATTGCTGATCACTGATGTTACCACTTTCGGTTATTATGAGAATAAGTTAACCGATCTCCAAAGGTATATCGAGGACAAAGACTTTGCCAACGCTGGCTTCTCTTCATTGCTTTATAAGCGTACTCCGATAATCTTCGATTACTACGCAACAGACGAGCGAATGTATTTCCTTAACACGAAATTCATAAATTACGTAGTTCTCAAGAATCGTGATATGTCTTTGGGCAAATGGATTGAACCGGTCAACGCCGATGAAATAGCTGCAAAGCTGATCCATCGTGGCGATTTGACCATCTCAAACAGGGCTTTGCAAGGCGTTCTATACGCAATTGACACGGAATAAGGGGGCAAACAATGATAAAATTTATAAAAGATAGATTATTTATTGCGCTGCTCCTTTTGATCGGGGCAGCTGCAATAGGACACTTTCTTACGGCCCAGCCAGTTGGGGCAATTTCGGGAGCATACGGTGTAAAAGCTGTATTGAGTTCTACGGAAAAGCTCGGGGCCTTATCTATTGAGGGCGGGAATGTTTACAAGTATGTATATAACCAGGGAACCGTAGTATTGAAGGCCGGCGATGTAGTGTACTACTATCTTGGTGGAGGAAAAACATATGAAGTAACCGTTTGTGCTACTGCCAATTTAGATAAAATGGCTGGTGTTGTCGTTATCGATAGATTCGGGGCCACTACTGTTGCGACGCATGAGTATGGCTGGATCCAGACTTACGGCAATAATGATAATGTGCTTACTTATGGAGACGGATCTTCTGCAATAGGAGATAATCTTGTAGGTGCAACAACGACTTATTCTGTAACCAGGGAATCAGCCACAGGAACGGCTGCTACCTATATTAACAGAATCGAGGCTCTTGAAGCTTATACAACTTATAGTGCTGCAAAGAAAAAAGCATTTATTCGTTGCTTTAACTGATCTAAGAGTAGACCAAGGATAAATAAGAAGGGGGGGAGGATACCCTCTCCCCTTTTTTCAAAACAAGGGGGAAATAACATGGCAAACAAAGGAAAAATATCTATTGAGGGCGAGAAACCAGAAAAGGATAAAGAGCTAAACGAATTGAAGAAAAATTTCAACAAGAAAGAGCTAACGGCTGTTCACGGTGAAGCTATAAAAGTTGCTCAGTCTAGGTATGCAAGATATAGCTGTATTCCTGGCCCATGGATAATAGCTATTGAAAAAGAATTGATGAAGGGTAGATTGGCAGCCAAGGAAGACAAGCCAGATTTGCCAGAGCCAGATGAGTTAAAAGATAAAGAGCCTAGCAAGTCTACTTCGATGGCTCCGGATCCAGAGGCAGACAAAGACGAGGGCAAAGAGGCAGAAGAAAACAAGACACCAAGCGATAACTAATTGAGGAGGTAATATTATGAGAAGCTCTTTCAAAGAGAAGGTCTCCTATATTGGGAATATGATAGGAGATCAATCAACGGGTAAGCAAGACCTGATAAAGATGTGGTTAAATAATGCTCGGGAAAAAATAGCCCAGGAAGTAAAGTTGCCCAATCTTATCAAGGAAAAATTCATCCCCATGATTGATCGCTACGAAACTGGTACGGTGAGTATTACCGAGGGTACTACCACTATTACCGGCGTTGGTACTACTTTTACGCAATCTATGGTAGGGCGCAGTATTCGTATTGGTGATGAGCTTACAATTTACAAGGTGAGATCTTTCACTAATACAACAACGATCGACATAGATCAGCTTAAAATCAATGGTAGCGCTTCTGGGGATTCATTCATCATGTTTCAGGATAGATACCCGTTGCCGGATAATTGCGGGAAGATATTAGCTGTATGGAGACTCCCAAACCCTAGACAATTGGTGGAGATATTTACGCAAGAATTTATAAGACGATGGCCTGATATATTAACAAGCGCAGCGGGGGATCCCAATTGGTTTAGGGAGTATAGCAGTGATCTTCTTTTAGAGCCGCTAACTGGTAGCAATACTGCCGAAGCTTCAACAAGTACAACGCAAATATTGGATACAAACCTGGTGGGTACCTTTGCCGATTATTACGATGGGTACTATGTTTACAATTCTACTCAGGGAGAGACCAGAAAAATCATAGCTTTTGATCCTTCAACTAAAACTATTACTCTTGAAAGTGCTATTACTGATCAAGCTTCTGGGAATAGTTATCGGCTTTCCAGGCCGGTCAAAAATATTGGTATATATCCGGTGCCTTCATTTGTAACCGCAGTATATGTGCAATATAGAGAGCCGGTAAAAAAGATGGTTAATGACTATGATTTTAGTATAGAGATACCGGAAGAATACGATCAAGTAGATGTTTTAGGAGCTATTGCCGAAGCTTCAAGCTACGATGAGGAATTAAAGAAGAGGCTATTGGATAAAGGCGATTTTGACGAAATGAAACACGATTTAAAGATGTATATAAATTCATTGGGTCCACAATTACCGATATTGAGTGGAGGTAAGCCGAGATATGCGGATAGTCATATGCCTGGTAATTGGCCTGATGATGGCTTTCAATAAAATAAAGGGGGAATAACAATGGGATTAGAAAATGTTAGAAATTTACAGGATGGGCAATTAGGAACTCTACGCAGGGATACTTCTTCACTGGAAGTATTCACGGCGGTTAAAACTTCACCGGATACAAGCCCGACAAGTGGTATTACCACAGCGCCAACGCCATACAATATTACTTTAACCGTTGCTGATACGCAATATTCGCAGCTCCTACCGGCAGGTACAAAGAAAATCGCATTCCAGAATAGGAACAATAATACATTACGCTTTGCATTTCTTACTGGTAAAGTAGCTGTACCAACCGGAGATTATTTTACTGTAAAGCCGGGCCAAAATTTTACGGAGATAGATCTTAATTTACAGGCAGTTACGCTCTATTTTGCTTCTGACAATGCCGGTGATGTAGTGGAGCTTGTAGCCTGGACATAATAAAAGGGGGTTAGTTATGAAATTAAAACAATTTTTAATTGCAGTGGCTTTAGTAGTTTTGGGATCAACTACTGTATTTGCTGCATGGGGTGGTGGGTTTGGTGTACCTACTGGCAATGATGGATCCGTACAATATAACGATAGTAATGCTTTTGGTGGAGATAATTATTTATATTGGGATAAGAATACCAGGAGATTGGGCATAGGCAATAATTCACCTACTGCTACTCTTGAAGTAACGGGAACTTTAAAAGCTTCTGATCTTGCTACATTGGCAAGCTTAACAGTAACAGGTAACACAACCGCAGAAGGATTATGGTTGAATACATTGACTGCTGGTAGAGTGCCATACATTGGTACAGGCGGGTTATTATCTGATGATAATGGATTTGAATATAACGATGTAACGAGTGTTTTTGATGTCCACGAAATTACTACTACAGATATAACCGATACTGCATTAACAGCAACAAGAGTTATGATCGTAGGAACTGGTGGTAAATTAGATGACGATGCAGGAATGACATATGCAACAGCAACAGATACCTTGAATGTACAGGGGAGTATAGAAGCTAACAATATCGGGTGGACTGGTGCTTTAACCGATGGCACAATATCTATTGATTCAGCAACAGTTACGGGTACTTGGGTTGATCTTGGTACGGTAACAACTATTGATATTGATGGGGGTACTATTGATGACACTACTATTGGAGCGATTACTCCTTCAACTGGCGTTTTTACTTCACTGACAGCAACAAGTTTTGTTGGGCCATTATTAACAACCGCCGAGGCCAATACTCTCTACTTACAAGTAGATGGCGGAAATGATATGGTTGCTGATCTAACTATCGATGATGGGTCAGGAAGCTCTCCCCTTCTTTATTTCATAAATGGAAGCGATGAGTATTTAGCTCTAACTATGGCTGATACAGGAGAAGGAATTATTGCTAATGATACTGGGGCTATTGAGCTAAAACCCAGTGGAGATTTAGGGGATTACTTTTCCCTCTCTACTTCCGGCGGTGATGGATTATTAAAAATGGTTGCAGACGATAGTGGCGATTTAACCATCCAAGCCGAAGGTGGGGAAATAAGTTTTATCGGAGATATTGATACTGATGGAGCTATTGCCGCAGCAGGAACGATTACAGCCCCAACCTTTGTTGGTGGTTTATTAACAACTGCGGAAGCAAATAGTTTTTATCTTCAAATAACTAATAATTTATCCGATTTAAGCGATCCTGGAATAGCTAGGACAAATCTTGGGCTAGGGAATATGTCAATTCAAGCAGCAAACAATGTAGACATAAATGGTGGTGCGATTGATGGGGCGGATATAGGAGCCGACAATGCGGCCTTTACTTTAAGGGTAGGAGAGGACGCAACATTTGAAGCCGATGTTTATGTCGATGGAACAATATATGGTGATGGTTCTAATCTAACAGGTGTTGGCGGTAGTGGATTTGTTACTTTTGCAGGTACTAATACATTTACTGGACCGAATACCTTTTCAGCTGGTGCAACTATTGAGGGTTATTCGGAAGCCGTAATCACTAAGACAGGTACTTATGCAGTTACAGTAATTGATGATACGGTTATTGCCGATACTACTTCAAATACTATAACCTTAACGCTTCCAACTGCGGTTGGACACGATGGAAAGGTGTATACCTTTAAACGAATAGGAGACGCAATAACGGACCTTAATAATGTGGTTATTGACCCTGCTGGTAGTGAAACAGTAGAAAATGAAACTACTTGGAGTTTAACCAGTACAGATGAAGCTATAACAATAATTTCTGATGGTTCAAATTGGGCTATTAAAAACCAGTATGGAGTTAGTTATTATAAGAGTTTGGCTACAACTGTTTCCGCAACTTCCGATATTGGAGCCACAGAGGTTTGTTCTATAACAATAGCGGAAAGTGGTACATACTTATTAACAGGCAAAATCTTAGTATCTTTATCTTCCACAGGAGCGTATAGACTTGACGCTTACCCCGAAATGAAAGTTAGCGGTGTTATAGTAGCTGGGTCTTATATTTTACAAGCTACAGCCAGCACTACTGGGGCTCATTCTACTACTTTAATTTGGAGTGGCTATATTCCATCAGGAGCGATAGTTACATTAAATAGTGATTGTAGCTCTGCTAGTGGGGGAATAAATTCAAGGATTATCTATGGTGATAATAATAGGGTGGGAGCAACAAATTTAGCAGCAACAAAATTAAATTAAGGGGGTAAATTATGAGCGACAAAAATATGAAAATATTATTATGGTTAGTTTTGATGGTGTTTCTGGTAACTCCTGTTATGGGAGAGCAGTTGTATAAGACAGTTGAGGATGGGAAAGTAACAGCTACTTTTGGTGAACAGGTAAAAAAGAATTTTACCAATCCGATAAAAATCACCAAGAGCGAATATGATGCTATACAGAATGCTTGGAAGGCAGAG